CCATTTCTCTGACTCGTCCGACGGCGCGGCTCCGCCGCGCTCTTCTTCCTTTCTTCCTTCCTCCAAACCCCAAGCGGACTCGGCGGCTCCGCCGCCGGCCGCCCCCCTCACCCCGGGCCGCCCTGCGTGTAAGGGGACAAGAGAGGTTGGAGAGGCGGGATAATCCGGGCTGATCCGGGATTAAGTGGGATTTCTCGCCGCTTTCAAAGGGCTTGTCCATCGTGGCGGCTCCAAAAATCGGCCTCGCGGGGCGTTTCGACTGTCTAAAGTGGGGCGCCGTTTAGACAATGGATCGACAAGACCCTTTAGAGTCAACGCCGTAACGCGTGGAGCGCCTGATCGGCGCCTTATCGATGGATGAGGGGCGGCTGAGGGGCGCCTTAGGCGGCCTGGCGGGGCGATCTGGCCCTTGCGGAAGTGGGCCGTGCCGCCGCTCAGTTCGAAATTGGCGGCCCACTTTGGCAATAGCCTGAAATCGCCGAACAAAACTGCAAGGCGCGGCGCGCGGGCGGCGATTGGCGCGGCGTGGAAGTGGGCCCGTGTCAGAATCGCCACGCTGTGGCGCGGCGGACACTTTTCAGGGGCAGCCGCGGGCCTTGGCCAGGCGCGTCTTGTCGTAGACTTGGAGCATGCCGGTAGCGGCATCGAGCCTGGCGGCTATCAGCTCCATATTGCGCCTCCGGTAGTCGGTTTTCTCGCGTTCACTCGCATCGGCCGGGATGATGATCATCCCGTCATAGTCGCACTCGATGGGCTTCTCGCGGCCGCAGCTGGCCAGAGAAAGCGCGGCGGCGGCCAGGATCAGGGCGCGGGAGATCATACCGGGCGGACCTTTATGGTGCCCAAAATGCGGGCAACGATCCGCATGCCTGGCGGATCCTCGGGCTCCCAGCCCCTGAAGGGAACGGCCTCGCCCAAGCCCAATTTGGGTACTTCAAACCGGCGCACGATCGGCATCCCGTCGTAGAAATAGAGGTAGGTTCCCTCGCCGTCCTTCACCTGGGCGTCGCGGCAGAGGATGGTATCACCTTCCTCGCCGACGCCGTCAACGAGGGTTGCGGGCAGCTCTGTCAGCCACAGATTGGTGGCGGTGCGGGCGTTGCGATTGAGCCAGTCCTTGCGCAGCGGCACGGTTTCGATCGGCTCCGGCTTCCCGGTCTCGGTGAAGTCCGCCAGCCGGTAGCGGGGCACGATCACCCAGTCGGCATCGTCTGCGGCGACAAGCCTGGCACGGTTGGAAGCTGTCTCCCCAGTGATCAGCCATTCGACCGGCACGTCTAATGCCCGCGCGATTCGTAGCATCGTGTCTGCAGCTGGCATCGACCCGCGAAGTATCTGACCCATACCGGTGGTTGAAACGCCGACCTCACGCGCCAGCGCCGCCTGAGACTTCGCGCCCAGCGCATGAAGAATGCGCTCGCCCCACGGCGAGTGCGTTTTTTCGCTTGCACTGTCCTTATTTACGGACGTAGTGTGCGCTTTAGAGGCTGGTCGTGCTGGATTTGGCATGGATTATCGCACCCTCCACCCCGAAGATGTGAAGGCGACTATTCGCAAGCGCTTCGGATCATTGCTGAAATTCGAGGAAAAGAAGGGGCTGCCGCGCCAGTCGGTCACCGACCTGCTGCGCGGCAAGGCCAGCGCCCGCGTTGCGGCCGCTGTGAACAAGGCTCTTTCCGATGCTGATGCCACTGCTGCCCCCAAGGCCAAATCCGGAAAGCCGGATGATAGCCGGGGTCGGCGCGGCCCGCACTGTCTAAATGCAAAGGCGGCTTGAACATGGCTGTCGGCATCAACACGGCTTCGATTGCCAAGCAGCTCTTTCAGGTGCGCGTCGATTGGGTGGACGTGCCCGAGGACCGGCTCCGCACTCTGAAGCACGAACAGGCGCGGGCCATCGGCGAAGCGATCAAGGCCGATCGGCAGTATGACGCCATTGCCGTGACGCAGCTGCCCGGCAAGGACCGTTTCTTGCTGGTGGATGGGCTCCACCGGCTGGAGGGCTGCCGGATGGCTGGGATCGAGATGATCGAGGCCCGCCTGGTGTCAGCCAATCGCGAGAGCCGGCGCCGGCAGGAAGTGCTCAGCGCCTGGGCGAGGGCTGATCATGACGCCTTCGACTATGCCGCCCAAGTGGCCGAGTTGGCAGAGCTCAATAAAGCTGCCGGCGTCGACGAAGACGATTGTAGCATCGTGCTACAAGGTGCTCGCTGGGACGAGGCCACGGCCAATGCGCTCAAGCTCCACCGGACAAACGTGTTCCGGTACTTGAAGTTGCACCGGTTCTACTCAGCTGAGCAAAAAGCAGCGCTTCGTGCCGCCGGGCTGGCAGGCGAGCTGATGCCGCTGATCCGCTTGGCCGCCCTGCCGCCTGAAGATTTTGACCTGGCTTGGATTGCCCTGTCCGAGGGGCGTGTCAGCACCGTCGCAGAGATGTTGGCCATTGTGGCCCCTGCGCCAGTGGACGCCTGGGACAAGCAGAAAGGCAAGGTGCTGACCCAAGCGAAAAGCTGGCAGCCGCATCAGCTCACGGAATTGATCAACGAACTGCGCGAGCTTCGTAGGGCGATGACCGGGGGGCACGGCGAGTGAGCCAGCGGCGCAATTTTGACGACGCTGATCGCGCCGCCGTGCTGGCAATGGTGGCCAGTTATCAGAGCCGGGGGCTTCGGCGCGCGGATGCAGTGTGGCGCGCGGTTCGGCTGGCTGGCTACGAGCCAACCGAACGAACTGTTTATCGCTGGCTGCGCGCGGCAGGTCTCACCACCGATTATCGCGGCCTCGCCGCCGCTGACTATGCCATCAGCCGGCGTATCGGCAGCCCCATGGGGCACCGCTAATGCCCAAGCGGCGGCCCGCCTTGTCGGATCTGCAGATGGCCTTCAGCTTTGATGTGCCGGCTGCTGCCACCGATGCTGGCGATCTGGCGGGCTTTGGCCCGATGATCGCCGCAGGCGTGGCGCGCGCCTGCCGGGAAGACAGCCGCGGCCGCGCCGCCATCGCCAGCGCCATGGCCGCCGTGCTGGGCGAGCCGGTTTCGAAGGCGATGCTGGATGCCTACGCCAGCGAAGCGCGCGAGCAGCACAGCATTCCGGCCCACCGCTGGTGGGCGCTGATCGCCATCACCGGCCGCTGGGATATCGCCGATGCCCTGGCCGCCCGCTGCGGCGCGCGCCTGCTTTCAGGTGAGGAAATCCGCGCGGCCGAGCTGGGGCACGTCCAGGCGCAGATGGCCGAGCTGCAGGAGCGGATGCGCGCCCTGAAGGCCAGCGCCCGCCCGATCGAACGGGGCGGCCGCTGATGCTGGGCGCCGCACTCTGGATGACGGCGACCGAGATCGCCGAGGCAGCCCTGCCGGGGCTGCCGCGCGACAAGCGCAAGGTGAACGAGCTGATCGCCCGCGATCGCTGGGCGCTGCGGGTGGGGCCGGATGGCCGGCCGCTGCACCGCAAGCGCGCCGGGCGCGGTGGCGGCTTTGAATGGCACTGCGCCCTGTTCCCCGAGGCGGCCCGGCTGGCGCTGGTGCAGCGCGGCCAGATCGCGGCACCGGTGGAAACCACCGCGCGGATCGTCACCATGGCACCGGCCCGCGGCGCCAGCGAGCGCGCCGCCGCCGAATGGGCGCGCTTTGATCGCCTGCCGCAGCCCGCGAAGGACGAAGCCGCCCGCCGCCTGGCGGTGCTGGCGGCGGTCGAGGCGGCGCAGGCCGCCGGCACCACCAAAACCCGCGCCATCGCGCTTGCCGCCGCCCAGCACGGCGTGTCGCCCGCCACGATCAACAACTGGTTTGCCGCGGTGGCCGGCGTTGCCCGGCCGGATCGGCTGGCCTTCCTGGCTGCCGATCGCAAGGGTGGCGGCGCCAAGGCCGAGATCGATCCAGAGGCCTGGCAGCGCTATGTTTCCGAGTATCTCAGCCCGAGCCGGCCCACCCACGCCGCCTGCTACTGGCGCACCCAGCTGTGGGCCGAAGCCCGCGGCCTGCAGATCCCGCACGCCAAGACGTTCCAGCGGCGGTTTGAAAAGGAAATCCCGCCCGAAGTGGTGCTCGCCAAGCGCGAGGGCATGGAGCGGGTGATCGAGATGGTGCCGGCGCAGGAGCGCTCGGTCGCCCACCTGCACGCGCTGCACTCGGTCAATATCGATGGCCACCGCTTCGACGTGAACGTGCTCTGGCCCGATGGCAGCACCGGCCGCCCGATGCTGGTCGGCGTCCAGGACGTCTACAGCCGCAAGCTGCTGGCATGGCGGATCGACAAGACGGAAAATGCCGCCGTCACCCGCCTGGTCTACGCCGATCTCTTCAAGAACTGGGGCATCCCGAAGCGGGCCTATCTCGACAACAGCCGCACCTTCGCCAGCCTGTGGATGACGAACGGCGCGAAGACGCGCTTCCGCTTCAAGGCGCGCGAGGATCTGCCCGAAGGCCTGCTGGTGGCGATGGGAATCGATGTGACGTTCGTCATGCCCTACCACGGCCAGTCCAAGCCGATCGAGCGCTTCTGGCGCGATTGTGCCGAGTTCATCGCCCGCCACCCGGCCTGCGTTGGCGCCTATCTGGGGCCGAACACCCAGGAAAAGCCCCACAATTATGGCGAGCGCGCCGTGCCGCTGGCGGAATTCACCGCCCTGGTGGACGAGCAGATCCGCCTGCTGAATGCCAAGATGGGCCGCCGCACCGAAACCGCCGGTGCCGGCAGCTTCGATCAGGCATTTGAGCGCTCTGTCGCCGCCGGCGCGCCGATCGGCCGGGCCACGCCGGAAATGCTGCGCCTGGCGCTGCTCACCAGCGATACCGTGGCCACCGATCGCAAATCGGGCGCCGTCACCTTCCTGGGCAATCGCTATTGGGCCGAGGGGATGGGCGCCCACGCCGGAAAGCGCGTGGTGCTGCGCTTTGATCCCGATGATCTGCACAGCGCCGTCTACGCCTATGATCTGGCGGGGCAATTCATCGCCGAACTGCCGGTCTGGCAGGCGGTGGGCTTTGATAATCTGGCCGCGGCCAAGGATCACGCCGCCCTGCGCGCCCGCCACCGGAAGGCCGTGCGCGCCGCCATCGAGGCCGAGCAGCTGCTCACCGCCGCCGATCTGGCCCGCACCGCACCAAATGCCGCGCCCGAGCCTGATCGCCCGGCGCCCCGCGTGGTGCGTGCTGTCACCGGCGGCGCGGCCGCGGCCCGGCGCGCCGCCGCCCAGGCCGCCCCGCAATCCGATGTGATGGACCGCCTGGGCGCTGGCCTGGCGGCGGAGGAGGCGCGGCCCGGCCGCCGCCTGCGCCTGGTGGAATGACGAAATTGGGCGCGCCCGGCTGGTACCCGAGCGCGCCCTTCAACCGGCCCAAATGGGCCCTTGCGAGGAGTGAGACGTATCATGGCAAGCAATCCCGTGGAAAGTGCGGAATCGGTGGATATCGCCGCCGTTCGCGCCCGCCTGCTGAAGTTCAAGGCGGACACCAACGCCAGCTATGGCCAGCTGGCCAAGCAGATGGGCGTGCCCGAAGGCACGCTGCAGCCTTTCGCCTCTGACAAATATGCCGGGGACAACGCCCGCGTCGCCCGCCAGATCGCGCACTGGTTTGCCGCCGAGGAGCAGGCGGAAGAGCTGCGCCGCACCGCGCCGATCGAGCCGCCGCCCTTCATCAAGACGCGCGCCGCCACCGAGCTGACGAACCTGCTGCACTTCGCCCGGCGCGGTGTGATGGTGGCCGCGGCCACGTGCCCCGGCTTCGGCAAGACCAGCACGCTGCGCCAATATGCCAGCAACGTGCCCAACGTGACGCTGGCCACCATGGCGCCCAGCACTGCCGGCGTGCAGACGATGCTGGCCGCGATCCTGGAGGAAATGGGCGAGAAGGAACTGCGCGGCAGCCCGCAAATGCTCAGCCGCCGGATCCGCGAGCGGGTGGCCGGCCGCAGCGCCGTGATCTGCATCGATGAAGCCCAGCACCTTTCCGAAAAGGCGCTGGATGAACTGCGCGGCATCCACGATGTAACGAGCTGCGGCATCGCCCTGTTCGGCAACGCCGGCCTGCTGGAAAAGCTGGAAGGCGGGGCGCGGGCGATCAGCCACGCCCAGCTGTGGGGCCGGATCGCGCTGCGCACCGCCCGGATCGAGGCCTATGCCGAAGACGGCGTGGCGCTGGCCCGCGCCTGGGGCCTCGCCGATCCGCAGATGCTGGATTGGCTGGGCCAGCTGGCCACCAAGGCTGGCGGCCTGCGCCAGGTCTCGATGGTGATCCAGATCGCGCTGTTCCTGGCCGCCGGTGATGGCGTGGCCTGCAATTTCTCCCACCTGAAGGACGCGCTGGCCCAGCTCAGCAGCCGTCCTGGCGCGCGTTGAAAGGGCCGGCGATGATCGATCCCAAGCTCTTCAATCCGCCCGGCGCGCCGCCGCCCGAACAGCCACTCACTTGGCGCGACCGCGCCGGCCTGGTGGCAGTGCTCAGCGGTGGCTGCGCTGTCGCCATCCTGCTGTTCTGTGCCCTAATCCTGGGCTTTTCCGAGCTGGCGCGCACCTTCGTGCAGGCGATGTTCCCATGAACGGCGTGCCCCAGATGATCACCGATCTGCGCACCCTGCTGGCGCTGCTGCCCGGTGCCCAATCGCGCGGCGATCTCACGCCAGAGGCGCTGCGCGAAGTGGTGAACGTGATGGACGCCGAGCTGGTGGCCATCGCCCGCCTGGCCGGCCCGCCCGAAGTGCGGGCGCTGCCGATCTACACGCTGGATGACGTGGTGCGCGAAGCCCGCACCCGCGCCCACCAGCGCGCCCTCCACCTTGTCGCCGGCACCGATGTGCACGGCCTGCCTCAGGGAGACGCGGCATGACATGGAGCAACCAGAAGAACCGCGTGGCGACGGACGAGCGCCTCGATCAGCTGGCGGCCGCGCTGATCGAAGCCGGCGGCAACCCGGTGAACGGCGGCACGCTGGCCCAGCTGGTCGGCATCACGAAGGAGCAGCTGACCAACGTGATGGGCACGCTCGCCCACCGGCGGCCCGATCTGCAGATCGAAACCTTCCGCCCGCACGGCTATCGCGCCGCCGCGCTGGGCCCGATCACCATGGAGCTGGGCACCGCGCACCGGGCCAAGCCGCGCCCGATGCCCGCGGAGCGGCATTACCAGCGCTTCCGGCGCGGCATGGATCTGGTGTCGCTGCTGGACCAGGGTGATGCCGAGCAGGTGGCGATGATCGCGCTGGAGTGCGAAGAGCTGTTCGCCGCCACGGTGCATCGCCTGCTGTCCTACGGGATCAAGGAGCACCGCGCGCGCGTTCTCGCCGGCGAGCACCCGCTGCAGCTGCGGAGCGCGGCATGATCCCGGCCGTCATCCAGGCGGGCGCGCCAGCGCCGGCGGAAACGCCGATCCTGGCCGAACTGGCCAGCCTGCGCCGGCGCCTCGCGGCGCTGGAGGCGCAGGCCATCGCCGCCAACGCATCGCCCGGCGCCGGCCTGTTTGCCCGCCGCTGGGTGGATCTGCTGGCCACCATCATCGCCGAGGAATTCGGCATGACCGTGCAGGAACTGGTGGGCGGCTCCCGCCAGCGACACTTCACCCGCGCCCGCTTCACCTGGGCGTGGGCCGTGCGCTGCATCGGCAGCTATTCCTTCCCGATCACCGCCAGGCTGACCGGCTATGTCGATCACACCAGCGTGGTGTGGGCGGTGCGCCGCGTGGAGCAATGGCGGGAGGCGAGCCCCGATTTCCGGCTGGTGACGGAAAATCTGCTGGAGATCGGCCGCAAACTCCGCGCCCGGCCAGCGGAAGCGCCGGCCGATGAGGTGGCGCCATGAACGCGATCACCCGCTTCCCCAGCCCGCAGCCGCTGCGCCCGATCGCGCCGGGCCTGCTCTGGCACCACGGCTGCCACTGCCCAGGCTGCGGCCATCGCCACTGGCACGTGGGCCGCTTCACCGCCGAGTGCGCCACCTGCGCCAGCGCCCTGATCATCGCCATCCCCACCGAAGGAGAGACCGAATGCCCCGCCGCATGAAAACCCCGGCCGCACCCGCCATCACCAGCCTGCCTGAGCTGGTGGAGCGGCTGGGCCGCTACGCCGCCCTTTCGGCCCAGCTGGAAACGCTGGCCGCCGAAGCCGCCGCCGAACTGGTGGCCGTGAAGGCCCGGCTGGAGGCGCAGAGCGCGCCGCTCGCGGCCGAGATGAAAACGATCCTGCTGGCCGCCAAGCCCTGGTGGGCGGCCAACAGCGAGCAGCTGACCGACGGCAAGAAAAAGAGCGTGGAGCTGGCCGGCTGCCTGATCGGCGAGCGGCTTTCGAAGCCCGCGCTCGGCCATCCCAAGCCCGAGCACGTGGCGCTGGAGCTGCTGCGCGGCCACGGCCTCGCCGCGATGATCCGGGTGAAGGAGGAGATGGACAAGGTGGCGATCAGCCGCCTGCTGCAGTTCACGGCCGACGATCCGGTGGACCCGCAGCAGGTGGACGAGCTGCTGGAACTGAAGGCCACGCTCGAGCGGCTGGGCTTCTCCATCGTCCAGAAGGAAGAATTCTTCATCGCACGCGCCAGCGACGCCGCCGAGCCCACCGAAACCGTGGCCGACCCCACCGAACAGGTGCCGGCGTGAAGGCGCTCACCATCTGGCAACCGTGGGCCAGCCTGATCGTTGCCGGGGCTAAGCCTTGGGAGTTCCGGGGCTGGCACGCGCCGAAATGGCTGATTGGCCAGCGCCTGGTGATCCACGCAGCAGCCCGGCAGGTGCACGTGGCAGAAGTCCACCAGCTCGTTCGGCTGCTTGAAGTGGGCGGGCGCTATGCCGCGGCAACGGCGCTAATCACCGAGCGCGCGCTGCCGTTGCTGCGCGGCTGGATGAACGGGCAGGAGCTGCCGCTGTCGGCCGGCTTGGGCACGGCGGTGGTGGGCGAGCCGCGGCTCGGCACCGATATCGCCCGCGAGCTGGGCGCCTTGAAGGCCAATGACAGCGACCGCGACAGCCATGCCAATTGGGGCTGGCCCATGCTTGAAATCGAGCGCTGGGCCGAGCCGTTTCCGATGAAGGGGGCGCAGGGCTTGTGGAACTGGCCGGATGCCAGCACCGCCGCCGGCGCCTTTGTGCCACAGGAGGAAGCCGCCAATGGCTGACTGCCCGAAGCGCATCCAGCTCAGCCGCGCGAAGGGCCGGCGCATGCCTAAAAACACCGTGAAGGTGGATCGCACCACTGAATGGGGCAATCCATATGTTGGAGGCGCTCACTTAACCCCAGAGCAGCGCGTCTATGTCGTCGGTCTGTTCCGAGATTATCTCGGGCGGCCTGAGCAGACCGCGACAGTTGCCAACATCCGCACAGAGCTGCGCGGCAAAAACCTCGCCTGCTGGTGCCCGCTCGATCAGCCCTGCCATGCCGATGTGCTGCTGGAGCTGGCCAACAACGATCAGGTGCAGCCATGACCGCTGCCGCCCGCACCCGCGCGGCCCGGCCGGCGCAGTTTGCGCCCGATCCGCACCGGCGCGCGATGATCGCGAAGTTGCACCTGGCCAAGAAGCAGCTGGCGCTGGAGGAGGAGGATTATCGCCTGATCCTCGACCGGGTGACCGGCAAGCGCAGCGCCGGCGACATGACCGCCGCGCAGCTGGATGCCGCCCTGAAGGAAATGGGCCGGCTGGGCTGGCAGCCGAGCCGGCCTGGCGGCGCGCCAGGCCAGCAGAATCGGCCCACCAATCCGGCCGCCGCCAAGGCCCGCGCGATGCTGATCAGCCTGGGCCTGCTGGGCGTGATCCGCAATCCCACCGAGGCCGCGCTGAACGCCTTCGCCCGCCGCCAGATCGGTGTCGATCGGCTGTCCTGGGCCGATCAGAGCCAAGTGTACAAGCTGATCGAGGCGCTGAAGGCCATCGCCAATCGCAACGGCTGGGATCAGAGCACCGCCGGCCTCGCCGATCCGGTGTGGACGCTGAAGCTGCGCCTGTGCGAGGCCATCCTGAAGCGGCTGATCCACCTGGGCGCCGTGCCGGCCGGCACCTCGCTGGCGGTGGCGGCCGGGCACAGCGAAGGCGCCGTGCTGGCGCTGACCGAGCGCGAGCTGGAGGCGCTGGCGGCGCGGCTGGGCGACCAACTGGCCCGCGCCCACTGGCAGGATCATTACGAAGGCTGATGGCGGCGGCGCGCGCCTCGGAACTCGTCGACGATCTGATCGGCGTGATCGGCGAAGCCGGCTATCTGAAGCTGGCCGAGGCGATGGGCGGCAGCCTGTTTTACGTGCCGCGCCAGCCCGGCCCCGATCACCCGATCACCCGCGCGCTCGGCCCGCGCCAGGCCGCCCTGATGGCCGAATATTTCCACGGGCAAAATCTGGTGCTACCAGTGGGCCAGTGGCGCCGCCGCGCCATCCTGGCCCTGAAGGATCAGGGCCTCACCGGCGATGAAATCGCCGCCCGGCTGAAGATGAGCCGGAGCTACGTGTTTGACGTGCTGGCCGCGGCCCGCGCGCGATCCGCCACCACTGATCTGTTCGGCTGATCCAGTCCGCCGCCGGACGGGAAGGCTGCGCGCGCGCGCGGCTACATCCGGGCCATGTCGCGCCCGCCCGCTCCTTCACCCGTGCCCTCTTCACCCGTGCCCTCTTCGGCCGCGGCCCGGCTGGCCGACAGCGGTGACCGCTTCACCAAGTGCCTGGCCCGCGTGCTGGAACACGAAGGCGGCTTCAACGACATCGCGGCCGATCGCGGCGGCGCCACCAATTTCGGCATTTCGCTGCGCTTCCTGCGCGCTGAAGCCGCCATCAATCCCCGCGTAAGGGGCCTGTTTCCCGCCGGCCCGATCGATGTCGAGGACATCCGCCGGCTCACCCGCGAACAGGCCGCGCAGATCTATCTCTGGTGCTTCTGGCTGCCGATGCACTGCGACTCGCTGCCGGCGCCGGTGGACGGCGCGGTGTTTGATCAGGCGGTGAACGCCGGCCCGCGCGCCGCCGCCCGGCTGCTGCAGCAGGCGGTCAACTGCGCGCTGCCGGCGGGCAAGCCAAAGCTGCTGGAAGACGGCCAGATCGGCGCCCGCACGCTCTCGGCCGCGCGCGTGCCGGCGCCCAGCATCATCCGCGACTGGATGCGCCAGCTGGCGGCCGATCGATACAAGCAGATCGTGCGCGGCAACCCTTCGCAGCGCGTGTTCCTGCGCGGCTGGCTGGCCCGCGCCGCCGCCCTGGGAGACGTCTGATGGCTGGCCTGATCGGCAGCCTGGTGGACGGCGCCCAGAAGGCGGCGGCTGGCGCGATGGCCGATCTGGCCGCTGCGGCCGCGCCGGCGGAAGGCGTCACACCTGCCGGCCCCACCGGGCCAGCGCACCCGCCGCGCACCTGGTGGGCCTTTTTCGTGCGCGCCTGGCGGCCGGCCTGCGGCTGGATGATCGCCGTGCTGCTCGCCCGCTCCGCCATCGTGCCGCTGGTGCAGCTGGCCCGCGGCCTGCCGGTGGAAGCCACCGATTGGACCGCGCTGGCCGCGATGGCCGGCGTCCTCTTCGTCACCCGCTCCTACGAGCGCAGCCAGGGAATTGCCTGATGGGTAAACGCACCGCCGCCGGACAGGATCTGGCCGATCGCGTGGTTGAAGCCACGCTCGACCTCACGGGCGAAGCCACCGAGTGGCTGGAATTCACCGGCACCGCCAATCTGCACATCAGCGGCAACCTGGTGGGCTCCATCGTGCTCGAGCGCTCGTTCGATGGCGGCACCACCGCCGTCGTGATGACGAACCTTGGCGCGCAGGTGAGCTTCACCGGCCCGGCCAGCGAGACGATCTTCTGCCGGGAAGCCGGCGTGCTGCACCGCCTGCGCTGCGCCGCCCGCACCTCTGGCGCCGCCCTGGCCCGCCTGTCGCAGTGAGCTTCTGGCCGGCCTTTCAGGGCCTCGGCCCGGTGGTGGCGCGCGGCTTCGTGGCCCGCGCCGGTGCCGCCAGTGCGCTGCCCACCGCGTCTCTGGGCGCGGTGGCCGATGTGCTGGAAGGGAACAGCGGCAGCGCCGCCGTGGCGATCACCGTCACGCTTTCGGCGCCGGCCGGGGCAGGCGGCGCGCAGATCAGCTGGGCCGCGTCTGGCGCGGGCGCCGCGCCGGCCGATGCCGCCGATTTCCAGGGCGGCGCGCTGCCTTCAGGCGTGGTGAACATCCCGGCCGGGCAAACATCCGCCACCATCAATTTCGGCATCGCCGGCGATACCGCCATCGAGCCCGATGAAGGCATCGGCGTTTCGCTGTTTGCCGCCGTGGGCGCGCAGATCGGCATCGGCACCCGCCAGTTCCTGATCCTGAACGACGACGCGCCCGTGGCCAATCTGGCCGCCATCGCCAACGTGACGGAAGGCAACACCGGCACCGCCACCGTGGCGGTCAGCGTGTCGCTCACCGGCCCAGCGCCGGCCGGCGGCGCCTCGGTGGCCTGGGCGGTGACGGGCAACGGCGCCAGCCCGGCGAACGCGGCCGATTTCGGCGGCAGCTTCCCCAGTGGCACGATCGTGATCCCGGCCGGGCAGACGACTGGCAGCGCCAGCTTCACGGTGGCCGGCGACAGCGACGCGGAGCCCGATGAAGGCTTCGCCGTCACCCTGTCCAGCCCGGTCAACTGCACGCTCGGCACCGCCACCCGCACCGCGCTGATCCTCAACGATGATGCCAGTATCAGCGAGCCGGCGATCAGCGCCATCAGCGCCGATGGGGTGGTCGCCACGATGGCAGCCGCGCCTTCGGCCGCGCGGCCAGACGTGCCGATCGTGGTGCGGCGCAGCGGCTATCGGATGGCCCCAGAAGACGCGGCGCCAGTGCTGACCAGCTGGGATGAGACCGTGTGGCTGGCCACCCGCCGCGTGACGCCCGGTGGCCCGGAAAGCGCCGGCTATGCCGGCAACGACGTGATGCTTTCCCGCGCGATCCTGCCGGGGGACATTTTCCCCAATCAGGCCGGCATCACCAACAACAGCACCAGGGCCGCGCCCGCGTGCGATTTCCGCTGGCTGGGGCCGGGCGGCACCACACTCGGCGGGGCCGAAGGCAGCAGCCTGGTCGGCAACACGATCACGCTGCGCGGCAGCTGCAACAGCTTTTACACGCGCGGCGGCCTGCCGGTGGCGGCCGTGGCCTTCGTCGTGTCGGATGGCACGCAGACCCTGCGCTTCTACGCCCGGCAGCCGGTGCCATGGTCTGGCGTGGGCCTCACCGGCTTTTCGGCGCACTGCTGGGAGGTGGTGAACGCCGATATCTCGGCGCTGGCCAACGGGCGGCTGACGGTGAACTGGGAGCTTTACGGCCATCATGGCCAGCTGGTTTCCAGCGCTGGCGACAGCCGGAACAGCACGCGCTGGTTCCACGGCACCCGCTATTTCCGCAAGCACAGTGCTGCCGCGGCCGCGCCGCTGTTTGCCTATGTCCGGCCGGGCAGCGCCGCCGCCAGCCCCCAGGTCAGCACCAACGCAGCCACCGCGCGGGCCAACCCCTACGGCACCTGGGACGCCGCGCGCGCGGCCGCGGCCGCTGCCAACAACGCCGCCTATGGCATCGCCGGGCTGGACGGGATCATCTTCCGCTTCATGGATACGGGCGCTGGCGGAAACGTCATCCCCTCCAGCGCGCTGCCGTCCACCGGCACCACGACCTGCCTCATCGCCGGCTACATCATCGAGCCCGATCCGGATGGCGCCTGGGTGGGCGGATCGATCCTGGAAGGCGGCGCGCTGCCCACTTCGGGCATCACCAATCCCGGCTTGCACGTCGACATCATCGTGCGCCGCTGGTCGCGCCTGCGCCGGGTGGCGCAGGCCACCTGGTGGCCCGGCACGGCCAGCAACTTCATGCGGGTGTGGATGCTCGGCCCGCCCGGCGGCGGCGTGATCGATTTCAATGGCACCGGCATGTCGGTGTTCACCAGCAACAGCAACGCCATCCTGGTCGGCCAATCGATCATCAATGCCAATGGCACGGTCAGCTATCTCAACGAGAACGACGGTGCCAATCACGGCATCGCCGGCCTGCTCGATTGCACCATCGATGCCACCCACAATCGCGATCTCACCGGCCACTGCCTGATCTGCGTGCGGGCGGTGAACATCCGCGCGATCAGCAACCTGGTGACCGGCCGCAGCCAGTTCATGGACGCGGCCTTCATCGAGCAATCGCCGACACTCACCACAGCGATCATGTCGTCCAGCAACAACCAGGGCCTGTCGTCGATGCGGCGAAACGTGGTGCTGGTCGTGCTCAACAGCAGCGAGCAGAATCGATCCGGCCTATCGGGCGATGCCAACACCTGGTCGCTGTTCAACGATTTCTTCCACCATTGCACGGTGCCCGGCCTGGCCGGGAACGTCCGCTTCAACTGGGGCTATCTCGATGGCGCGGCCGGCGCGCCCGCCAGCCGCGTTCATCGCTACGCCGGCTTTGTCGGCTGCGTGCTGCCGCCGATCGCCTGCAAGGGCGAATGGTTCGGCAATGCCAACACGCCCGATCCCGCGCGAGAGCCCGGCTGGCGCGAAGTGGGCTACGCGGTCGGCAGCGACGGCAACCTCTACACCATGCACTATGCCACCGCGCCGCTGGGCAACGAGAACGAAGCCCAGCGCTTTGTGGGCCGGGCATCACAGGGCGGCATCTCCGCCGGCCCGCTGCGCAGCAGCGGCCCCTACGTCAATCCCGGCTTCATCAACCCGCTGGTCCCCACCACCGTTGGCGGCGCCAACGGCACGGCCGGCGGCGATTACCGCCACGGCACCAATCTGGCCCGCGCGTTTGAAGCTGCCGTGCGCTTCGACATCCTGGGCCAGCCCGTGCCCACCAACTGCGCGCGCCCCGGCGCCTATTCAGGATCGGCATGATGACCCGTCTGAAGCTGTTCGGCGGGATCGCCGCCCTTGTTGCTGTCATCGGCGCCGCCCTCTGGCTGCTGGGTGTGCTGCGCGAGAATGACCGGCTGTCGGCCGTCGAGGCGGGGCTGAAGCGCTGCGAAGCCGCCGCCAAGGCGGGCACCGATCCCGTGGCGGACTGTCCCCAGGCGATCAGCGATGCCGTCACCCGCGGGCAGCGGTACCTCGCCTGCGATGCCGCGCTGGCGGCCGGCGATCTCTACACGGTGCGCGCCGCCTGCTCGGCCGCCGTGAAGCGCCAGGAGGCCGCCGCTGCCGCCACCGCCGCCGAGCTGGCCAGCCTGAATGCCGCCTTTGCCGCCCTGAAGCGCGATGCCGCCGCCGGCATCGCCCGCGCGGAAAGCCGCGCCGCCACCACTGCCCGAAAGGAAGCCGATGCCCGTTCTGCCCTTGCCGCTGCCCAGAAAGCCCAGGGCCGCGGCCCTGCTGATCGCGTGCGCTGCGATGATCAGTGCCTGCGCGCACTCACCGGGCACTAAGCCGTTGCCGCGCGACGCTGATCCGGTGATCGCCCGCGAAACCCGCGTGGAGCGCGTGTGCCCGGCCGAGCTGGCCGCCGCGCTGCCACCGCGCCCGCAGTGCCCGCCCGGCTGCGCGCTGGAGGGGGACGAGGCCTCGCTCGGCTGGCTGGCCGCGCTGTCACGCTGGGCAGATCAGCTGCTGGCCCGGCTCACCGATGCCGCCGCGCAATGTCCGGCCACCCGGTGATCGCCGCCGTGGACATCGTGGACGAAGCCGCCGCCGTGATCGAGCGCGCGCGGATCGCCGGCATCGCCCGTGCCGCCAGCGCGCTGGCCGGCAGCGGCGCCGCCAGCTGCATCGGCTGCGGCGACGAGATCGAACCATCGCGCCGCGCCGCCCTGCCATCGGCGCGCCGCTGCATCACCTGCCAGAGCCGCGTCGAGCGCCGCGCCCGCCAGCACGCGAGGGACCTGTGAACAGCACCATGCAAGTCGAAGTGAACCTGGCGGTGATCGCCCTGCTGCTTTCGGCCGGCGCGCTGCTGGCCGCCTGGCTGACCTATTGGCGCGCCGGCGACTGGCGGCAGAGCGAGGCCGGCAAGGACACCGAGAAGCGGCTGGCCGGCCACGGCGAGCGGCTGACCAAGCTGGAAACCCGGCTGGAGAACCTGGCCACCAAATCGGACATCGCCGAGGTCGCCGGCCGGCTGAGCGGGCTGAAGGCCGAGCTGGACGGCGTGCGCGATCACGCCAGCGCCGCCGCGGCCGGCGTCGAACGGATCGAAGGCTATCTGATCGGGAACAAGCCGTGAGCTACCAGCAGCATTTCGCCCGCCACCTGCGCCTGACGATCCTGCGCCTGCTCGCCGAGGCGCCGGGCTACGCGCTCAACAG